AACCGGAGAAAGACCTTATGGTAATGGAACCCCTTTGGGTGATGTTAGCGGTTTAACTACTGCAGATATATTAGATAGGGGTTTGGAAAGGCGAGGTTATCAGTCACCTAACCGTAAAGTTAAACGTAAACTATCAGCTTGGCAGAAATACATTAAAAATAAACGTAACCATATAACATACCGTGACGGTAAATTAAATCTAAAAGCAATGGGCGTTCAATATAGGAAAAAGAAACGCCGATGATAGCCGAATTAATCTTAATAAGGAAACTGCTAGAGAAAACTCCTAACGGGTCAACACCATCTTTAGCAGTTCTCCCGAAGTCACCTAAAACACTTTTTCAAAAAGAAAGCCAAAGGCCAACAACAATAACAACTAAAAAAGCAATAGGACCAACCCTGGGGTTGAAGAAATACTTTTAGATGTGGGCGAAGTGGCTAGATGATGAAAGGTCGTTTGAAAGTATTGTCATTCGAGTCATCGTTATTTCATACCTTATTGAAAAAGGTATTACGTCGGGAGTAGTCTAATGCCTTATGCCTTAATTCCAGAAGGGTTTACCCTTAAGAAAGTTACAAAGGCACAAGAAAAGGCAGTAAGTGATAAACGACGTCATGATGATGTTGTAGCCTTACTTAATAATGAATCAACGTTTCCGATTATAGTTAGTGGGGTTGTTGCGCTTATTGGTGGTGGACTATTAGCTAATTTTATTAAAGAATTAGATATCCCAACAGTTTCAAAAGAGCAAATAGAGATCGCTAAAACTAAAGCTTTTGAAATAACTTTAGCCACTAGTCCTTTAACAGTAGGACCTTCTTTAGTAGATAAAGTTTTTTTTGAGGGTGAAGGAACCGAAAGAGCAAGCAAATTTTTTGAAGGTTTGTTTAAGTGAATCCTGACCTAATAACTCTCTTTATTGGAGAGATTTTTATTATACTTATTATGTATCGCTTTTTACTCAGACAGTGGGTAATAGAGAAGTGGGAAGAAAAGATAGAGGAAGAAGGTTATTTAGTTATTAAATTAGAACCTGTTATAGATGCAATTGAGGACAGAATGCATGAGAAATTAGAACAATTTCAAAGTTCTTTTTTTGGTTCTGTAGGGGCCATGACAAAGAAAGCCCAGGATTTAGACCCTATGAACAATATTAGAAAGGCCGCTAAGGCAGGTGATTGGACTAGTATGTTGGTAGAATATGCCGCTAATAAGGCAAATTTAGGCCATTTACTTCCCTCAGAAAGCCAAAACATAGGGAGTAATGACTCTAAAATCAACTCTAAACCACAAATTCCAAAGAAATTATTAGAGAAATAAAACAATACATTATTAATTAAATTGGTATGAAGGTCTATTTTTTTTTTTTTTAAGAGCTATTCTTTTTTTAATAATAGAATAATGTATTATATTAAGTAGGGTTCGCTATTGCTGTTTTATGAGTGTGTGGACCTACGAACAATATAGAAAGAATCAGCAAGAAATCGAACTTAAAGCATTAATCGCTTTAGCGCAGTTCGGTAGAGAGAATCAAAAGTATGAGGCTCTAAAACATTTGGAGAGTATAGCTTACCCACAAGAGGTAGAAGTATGATGTGTAAAAAGTGTAAATTAAGATGGCAAGTATACCAATTAGTTTCTTGTCGTATAGCATGCCCTGAATGCAAGGCAAGGTTTTAATGGGTAGAAAAAACGAATTTAAAGCCACTAAGTCTTTTACTATAACTATGTCAGAATTAAGCTGGTTAGCAGAATATAGTGAGAGAACTAACCAGAAAGCTTCTGCAGTAGTTAATAGATTAATAAGAGAGGCAATGTTAGCAGATAAAACCGATCCTAATCGAGATACCACCCCAGCTTCTTGTAATACTTGTGACGCTTGGACACCACATAACAAAGACTTTGTGTGTTTAGAATGTAAAGAAGTAAACACAAAATTAAAAGAATTATGGTGGCAAGCAATACAAATCCCAGAAAGCCAATAGATATATATAACGGATTAAACGTTAATTGATTATGGCACCAAGACGCAAGGCCCCACGAAGAAGGGCAAGAAAGAGTTTTAATATTTCAGCAATAGAAGCTGGGACAGCAATTTCACTAGCACAAAGCACTGGCGCAAGTAGCGCAGTGGATTCAATGTTACAAGGAAATTTTAAAGGCGCATTAAGCACTTTAGAAACAAATATTATGGGCAATAAGCAAAAGATAACGGCAACCTTAGCAGGGGCCGCTGTCGCTAAAGCTTTATCCAAAGGGTTTATGAGTGGAACCTTGGCCAAACTTGGCCCAATCCGTATCAAACTTTAGAGGTAATTAATTATGGCATTCTACAGAGTAAGAGAAGGAGCAATTTCTTCGGCAGATAGTTTCACAGCATTGACAAGTCTTTATGGACAGTCAACAACAGGGAGTGTTCAAGTTCCCTCACAGGCATCCCAAATAGTCGGGATTATAGCAAGTGTCGCAACAGACAGCGCAACAAACGGTGCTACAACCTTTGCTTGCCAACTTTCTGGTGATGGACTAAGTAACGGACAAGAAACCTTTACTATTGGTGGGCAAGGTGTAGACGGTACACCAGCATCAAACGGTAACACTGTTACCCCTATGATGCTTGACGTTGCAATACCAGTGCAAGCAAGTAACCAAGTTTCTATTGCAGTAGCAATGGATACCGATGTGGGATCCGCAAGCGCAAGTGTAACACTAGTATTTGCTTAGAGGCCTTCAATGGCCAAAGACAGAACTGGTTACGCCCCTTGGAGTTTAACCAGAGAGGCAGGTGTTCAGTCTGCAACAGTTGATGGAACTATTTCAGTCCCTCAAACATTACAACCAGTAATTGATACTGGCTTTGTAGATGAAAAAGGAAACTGGAAAGGTGTAAAGAGTAGTGACGAGACTTTCTTTATTTCAGATAAGGCAGAGGGGATCGCTAACGGTGGGGAAGTATTATTTCCTAATACAGCAAACGCTAGCTTTATTGATATGACAGGCTTTAGCAGTTTATTTGTTGCTTTATTGCCTACTAATGGCGGGAATTGTGCTTTTACTGCCGTAATGGGTCCCGATAGTCGTCGTTTTGCTAACTTAAGTCCTATTAACCCCGCTTCAACTTTAAGAGGTAATTTTATAGGGGATTCACAAAGTTGTGACTCTTTGTTTAATGATAGTGCTGAATCTTTAACTGCTAATGTGTGGAATATCTTTAGAATTGCCCATGTATTAGCAGACCAAAAACTATTACAGTTTAAGGTAACTAACAATAGCGGTGGCAATAGTGACATTGACTTTGCATATTTGAGGATCGTTTAATGCCTACCAAAAGAGAAAGGGAATATTACAGGGCTGGCTTTATGGATGGTTTAAGAACCGGAGAAAGACCTTATGGTAATGGAACCCCTTTGGGTGATGTTAGCGGTTTAACTACTGCAGATATATTAGATAGGGGTTTGGAAAGGCGAGGTTA